TATGATTGGGTATGATGGCATAACATTTGGTTTTCATAGATTTCAAAATGATACAAAAACGACAGTTCCACAGTCTAGTTTTGACGATCCTTTAGATGGAACTGGGGCTAGCGGGATGACGTTAGATCAAACAAAATTAAACGCATGGGAAATAAGATTCCAGTATTTAGGGTCTGGTAAAATAGAGCTTTGGGTAATGAGTCAAAGCACAGGTCAATTTGTATTGGTTCATACTGTTCATTATACCAATCAAAATACAACGCCGTCCGTATTCAATACCAATTTTAAATTTACAATGTGGGTAGATAATAAAGCGACAACTACAGATTTGGTTATTAAATGTGCTTCTGTTGGTTACTTTATTGAGGGAAAGAATGAATTTTTAGTTCCGTTTCAACCGCATGAGTCTTCTGGTGTTATTCAAAAAACAACTATTACTACAGAAGTGGCTTTATTTACTATTCGTTCTAAAACAACTTATGTTTCTAAAACTAATTTTATAGATTCGTTATTGGAAATGATATCAGCTTCTATAGAGGCTAGTTCTGCAAATAATTTAGGATCTATTAGGCTTGTAAGAAATACGAGTCTTGGAGGATCCCCTTCATATTCTGATTTAAATACGTCTGATTCTACACTTGAGATAGATATAGCTGGCACAACTTTAACAGGTGGTGAAGATTTAATTGACTTTCAGTTAGCTGGTAAAAACGATAAATTATTGGAATCATTGTCTGATTATAAGTTTCTGTTATTCCCTGGCGACACGATTACTGTGGGGATTCAAAGTGCTAACAGTGCTACGTTTAAAGGATCATTGTTGATAAAAGAGATTTTTTGAAGTTATTTTGTCTTTTCTATTATAAAGAGTTAATATGAAATAAGCTAACATAACTAAGGAGAATATATTATGAGTTCAACTAATGGGCAAAAACCGCCTGCGTTTTATCAAGGTGGGAGTATTACGTTTAATACGCCTGCTTCTACAACAATAGCGGCTACAACTACAGCGGCTATTCCCGCTAATATTAATAGAAAGTATTTAACTGTTACTAATGACTCAGACGAGGTTATGTATTTAGCATGGGGTAACGCAGCTGTGATGAATAAGGGTATTCGTTTAAATGCAGCTGGGGGTAGTGAATCGTTTATAGGGCCAAGTATATTTCAAGCAGCGCTTAATGCTATTTGTGCTTCTGGGACAAAAGTTCTAATTTACCAAGAAGGCGAATAAATGCCAGCTTTAAAACGAACCACATTTGATAAGGACCATTACCATATTGTCTATATACTTGACGATGGGACAGGCACTACTTCACCTCATGAAGAAGATGGGCATATTCATGATGTAATATTTAAGCCTGAAGAACCTTCTATAGGAGAAGACGGATTACCTATTCCTCCTGCTGAGCCTGTTGAAGGTGAGATTGTTGATGAGTTTGGTGATTTTGAATTATTAGAATCCAATGGTCATTCACATAATATTATAGAAATTTTGCATGATGACGTTCCAGACCCTTTAGTTGATATGTCTGATGAAGATTTACTGAAAGAAGTGAGCACTCTACATAGGCAAGCTAGGGCAATCGATAAGGACTTTATCAATAGAGGTAACTTAGCTGTTGATTTTTATAACGGGAAGCAATGGGATGTTGAAACAGCTACGCTCCTTAAGAAAAATAAACGAGCGTGTGTAACTGTTAATGAAATCAAGCCTATTGTTCAGGTTCTTTCTGGTCATCAACGCCAAAATAGAACGGACATAAAGACGTTCCCAATAGAGGACGCTGATCCAAGAGGTTCTGAAATAGTTAATGTTATTTTGAAGTACATCCTAGATAAATCAAATTATGCTCAACATGAATCTAAGGTATTTATGGACCAAGTAAAGGTTGGGCGTGGTTGCTTTGATGTATTTGTTTCGTTTGATAAAAATACAGAAGGCGACATTAATATTGTGCGCTATAAATGGGACCAAATTGTGTTCGGCCCCCATATGTATGAAGATATTTCCGACTTAGAGTACTTGGTTAAGACCAAGTGGTACTCAAAAGCTAAATTATCGTCTATGTACCCTGACAAAAAGGACGAACTTGATTTAGACATGACTAATTATGAAAAAGATGAGTCTTCTGGGGACTCTGTTAACATAAATATAGACGGCGATCAGTATGACGCTAAGAATAAAATACTTGAGGCTGATTATGATGGTTCATTACTTGTTGATGTTCAAAAGAAATCATTTAAACTATTAGAATTATGGCGAAAGCGTTATAGCGAGATATCCGTTTTGATTAATATTAACGATACTGAAAATGAGTTTATTTACGAAGAGAGTGCAAGCCTTTCTAAAGAAGACTTGAAAAAAGCTGGCTCTATACAAGGCATGGAAATCCGTAAAGTTCCTAACTGGCAGATGGAAGTTATTGCTATAGCTGGTAAAACTGTACTGGATAAACGTGTTTCAAAATTAGGTGAATTTAATAGTATCCCCGTGTACGCATCTAAGGATGATTCGTATGTTGAAGGTAAAATTGAACCGTTAATTGATCTTCAAAAAGAAATTAACAAACGTACTAGCCAGGCAATTGACATTGTTAACACAGCTATAAATGATGGGTGGCTTTATGAAGAACAGACGTTTGCAGGTAAAGAAGAAGAGGCTAAGTTTCTTAATGATGTAAATACACCTGGTTGGGCTATTAAAGTTACTGATTTAAAAAATCCACCAGTAAAAGTTGAACGTGGCAGGTTCCCTGCTGAGCTTGTTAATATGAGGGAGATAGCTTCATCTAAAATGAAAGATTTAGCTGGCATTACTAATGAGGTTTTAGGGCAGGAGTCAAACGCTAAGTCTGGGGTGGCTATAGCTAGGCGTCTTAGACAGGGTTTAACTGTTAACGATTATTTATTTGATAACCTTTCACTTGCTAAGAAGCAGTTGGGTAGAGTTCTAATAAAAATGGTTCAAGATGTTTATACTGTAGATCGCATAGAGAAGATCCTTCATGATAGAAATGCTATAGAGCCTTTCCAGTTGTTAGACGATGGTGAGATGAAAGACTTTTCTGAAATTAATGAAAAAACGATTAGGCGTTTCCTTACAAATGTAGACTTCACTAAATACGATGTGTCTATATCAGAGTCTGCTAACAGTCCAACGAGAAACCTTGATAGATTCATGACGTTCACTGAGTTGATCAATTCTGGATCTCTTAATGAAATAACGATTGATCTTGCTAAACAAGCGGGTATCGTTAGTCCTTCTGATGCTGAAAAATATAAGAAAATGCTAGCGGATCAAGCGGCTTCTGAAGCTGAAGCTCAAGAACGTGATAGACAGGCTCAAAATGAACGTACTGTTTTAGCTAAAGGCGTTAACCCTAAAACAGGTCAGCCTTATACATCTGAAGGTCAGCCTCAATAACACTTAGTTATCCACAGGATATACACAAGTTGTAAACAGGTTATCCACAGTGTATGATTATAAGTAAGATACAGTTCTTAAAGATACCGGAGGAAAAAAGTCATGGATACCGAAATGTTAACTACTAATGAGACAGATACAGCTGAAGAGTCAATAATTAGCGATACAGAAACAAGTCAAGAGGGAGAAAGTTCAGAGTCTGAACAAGTAAGCCTAGAAAATATTTCAGAGGACGATATTTCATCACTAAGTGATGAAGAACTTGAGGGCCTTAGAAATCAAACTGTAAATGAAGAATCAGAAACTGGTGAGGAATCACAAGGTGACGATACTGAAAAATCAGTTGTTCAGGGGAAATCATCTAAACCAACTAAACCGAAAGATCAGATGACGACTTCAGAAAGAATGGAAATGCTCGAAAAGCAAATTGAAGTCTTAGAGAAGGTCAAAGGCGATAGAGGCACCCATATTGAGAAACAGGACTCAGTTATTTCGGGCCTTAAATCAAAACTTGATTCTCTTTCAGAACACCGAAATAAACTTGATAAAAAAACAAGTAATCAAAGTTATTGGGAAGACCCAAACGGTGCTATGGATGCTAAGGTTGAAAAAGTTCAAGTTGAACAACAGATTGCACAAGCCGAATCGGAGTTGGCATATCGGGAAAATAAAGAGTCAATAACGCAGGTGTTCCCTGATTTTGAGGATTGCGTTGAAGATCTTGTCGAATATTTTAAAGTAGCTGACCCTGCACGCGAAATTGTTAAAGATGGTAAAAAAGTAATTGTTGGTACACACGCCGAGGCTATAGCCGCATTTAAAAAAGACCCATTTATGATGAAAAGCGACATAGCTATTGCCACTGTTAAAGCAGCACGAATATTTAAATCAGAAAAACTGCAAAAACAGAAAGTAGAGCTATTAAAGAATAAGCCACGCCAAATATTAGATAAGGTCAACAAAGCCGCTCAATACAGAACAGCTACGTCTGCTCCTGGAGGAACGTCTGAAAGTAATGCTTCAGATGTTAGCTCAGCCGATATATCAAAGATGTCAGGCAAAGAATTGCAGAGTTTTATTATTTCATCAAGAAAACAATTAGGAAGGTGACGTTAAATGTCAGTAACACAATTTGGTACTAATAACGCTTTAACTCGTAAGTTATGGCTAGCAGAAAATGAACAATTATTTCGTGACGCAGCAAAGGAATCTTATTTCTTACCTCGTTTCGGATCAGAAGGTAATGGAAGCATTATTTATGAAAAGAAAGATTTAGTTAAAGGTGGTGGAGACAAATTAACCTTTGGTATCCGCATGAGACTTAGTGGTGCAGGTGTAGGCGCAGGTCAAACACTTGAAGGTAATGAAGAGTCTTTAACTACTCATAGTTATTCTGTAGTCATGGATAGAATTAGACATGGTGTTCGTGTTGAAAACGGATTGTCAAAACAACGTGTTCAAGCTGACATGGAAAAAGAAGCTAGAGAAGGCTTAAAAGATTGGATGGCAGAGAAAATTGACGAAAAACTTTTCGCTGCTTTAAGAGCTACGCCAACAACTGTTTGGTATAGTAATAATGGCGTTCCAACTAAGGATACTGCTGCTAATGCTAAAGCTGCTATGAATGCGTCTGAAGATAAAATAACACCGAAATTAATTCGCGCTGTTAAAACTTGGGCCATGACTGGTGGTAATAGAGCACAGTCTCCACTTCGTCCTATTAAAATTAATGGTAAAAACCATTTTGTATTAGTATGTCATCCTGATGCTGTTTATGATCTTAAAAATGATTCTACTTATACACAGTATTTAAGAGAAGCTGAAGCTAGAGGTAAGGAAAACCCAATTTTCAGTGGCGCTATTGCAGTTATTGATAATGTTATTATCCATGAGCATGAGAGTGCTTATATCGCTACTGACGGTGGCGGTGCATCTGTTCCTTATGCTGAATGTTTCTTCATGGGTGCTCAAGCACTTTGTTGGGGTTGGGGTATGAGAGAAGAAATGACTCAAGAGAGTTTTGATTATGGTGAGCAAGCTGGATTTGGATTAGGACTTAACTACGCTGTAGGTAAAACTCAGTTTAACAGTCTTGACTATGGTAGTGTTGGTGTTTTTGTTGGCAGAACTCAAGTTTCTGACGCATAATAAGGAGATTAAATTATGGCTAATGTAACAGTTATGAAACAAGATTATATCCGTTCAGGACTTCACTTAGTGGAGCAAACTGTTCATATAACTCTTGATTTTGATACGAATAATGTAGGTGCAGCTGATACTGTGGATATCGCAGATTTACCTGTTTCTGATGGAAGTTTTTTAGTTCCAACTGAATTTTTAGTTCAAGTTGAAACAGCTGATGGTGAAACGGCAACTGCTGACTTTGGTTTAAAACCAACATCAGGGTCTTCTTTTACAGCTGATCCTAACGGATTAAATGATGCTGTTGATTTAGATTCAGCTGCTGTAAGTCAAGGTGTTGTTGGTACTGACGCTCAAATGGGTGCTCGTATTGACATTGATAATGGGGCAACTTTGTATATGACAGCCGACCATGCTCTTGAAGATGGTAAAGCTCATGTAACGTTGAAGTATTTTACTGTTGATTCTGATGCAGACTTTAGTTCTTAATTAGAAAATTCAGTCTGGGTACAATCAAGATGCTAATTATAGTAAGGGGGCCTTCGGGCCCCTCGCATCTATTTAAAAGGAGATTAAATTGACTATTCTTAAACCTAATGGCCATAGCCAAAAAGATTTACAAGCTTGGATCGTTAATGTAACGACAGCTGTAAATGAATTGATTGATGACCACGCAACATCTATTACAGAGGTAACAGCTATTGGAACATCTTTAGCTAGCGTTAAAGCTATCTATGATGCACATACTCATGAGTGCCCTGGATCAAGTTTTGCTGCTTCTCGTTGTTCTACACCAGATACAGGCGCTGCTGAAAATAGTTTAGCTGCTTCTGCTGCTTCTGCTATCACAGATACGTCTGGAAGTTCAGTTCCTGCAACATTAACTGCTTCAGATCCTGGCACAGTTAATGGCGACGAGGTTTCTGTAACTTAGTTATGTCAGTCAACGATTGGACACTAACTAGAGCTGAAATTATAAATTTAGCACTTCGTCTAATTGGTGTTCTCCCTACAGGGGAGGACACTTCGTCTGACTTCATCACGAACCAGACTGACGAAGCACAAAACGCTCTTAATATGATATTAAGTGGCATTCAAAATGAAACAACTCAACCTTTTAGACGAAAACAATTTTCTGCTCCATTAGTGGCATCAGAAGAAGTAACTGGTTCTGATAGTAGTGTATATACATCTCGTAAAACACATACGAGTCCTAACGCTGCTACATGGGTTTTATCAACAGCATATTCAAAAGGTGATTTAGTTTTTCCTTCAAGTAGAGGCGGTTACTATTATCAAGCACAGGGCGCTGGTACTTCTGATAGTTCGGAACCTACGTTCCCTGTACAACCAGGGTCCACTGTTGTTGATAACGATATTACATGGAAAGCATTTCCTGACAGCAAACCTGTTACAGGGGCATCTTATAAAGAGTTCTGGGAGCTAACGGGTTCGACTGGTAGTGTTTATGCACAAAATACCCAATATAGAACAATATCTGATGTTCAGCTTGACCCTAACGTTCTATCAGTTAATAAAGTTTGGTATAGAGAAGATTCTGATAGGGATGTTAAATTAGAGCTTATCTCTCGTGACACGTATTTGAATATTTCAGATAAGATTGAAACGGGTGAGCCTATCTATGCTTACTTTGACGATACTTTTGTTCCAAAATTAAAGCTGTGGCCAAAGCCAGATACGACTAACTATTTAATTATGTATGATGCCGTTACTGTGTTCAATGATATGGACTTGGGAGCCGATACAGGTGCTAGCACTGAGAACTTCCTAAAAAGATGGATACGGTTTTTGTCTTATGAGTTGGCTGTTCATTTAGGTGAAGAGTACCAGATCAAAGAGTCAAAGATACTTAGGTTAGAGAGAAAAGCGGACAAGTATAAAAAGTTTGCTATAATGAAAGACGGAGAATCAGTAGAGCGTCGCTTCACAAAGGGTGCCTACTAAAAAATAGGGAGTTATTATTATGAAAGTTAATGTTAAAGAGTTAGTTAAAGAATTAAACGGGGAACCGTTTTTAGAGAAAATAGTAAAAGCAGTAGACGATAAAGGTAATGCAACTGAAGTTGTAGAGAAGCCTGTTATTGTTGGAAAGCTAATGATTAATGCTCTTATGGCAAACTATCGTGATGATGATAAATGTAGTGGTGAAGATAAAATTAAACGTTATAAATTATCTGAAAAGATACAAGAATCTACAGATTCAATTGAGATAAGTGTTGATGATATTTCTTTTATTAAGAAGTACGTTAATAAGGCAGGATTCAGCCCTCTATTATACACTAGAGTTCACCAGGTATTAGAAGGCGAATAAACTAAATAATACGTTATAGGAGATTAGTAGCATGGCAAGTAAAGGCGCACAGGTTGAAGCTGCTTTAGCAGGTTATTTAAATAAAGCAGGTAACCCACTTGCAGGTGGTAAGGTGTGGACGTATGAAGCTCGTACTTCTACTGAAGCGACTACTTGGACAGATGTAGAGAAAAACGTTGCTCATGCTAATCCTATTATATTAGATGCTCAAGGTCAGGCTCTTATTTATGGTGACGGTCTTTATAAGTTTGTATTTAAAAATTCTAATGACGCTACTATAGATACAAAAGATTACCTTCAGTATTTCTTTATATCCGCAACTATAACAACTGCAACAGAAATTACTGCTGCTGACTCTACTGGCATCACATTTAAAGATGATGGTGGTAATACAGGTATCACTTTAAAGGATGGCGGTAATGTTGGTATAAAATCCGACACTAACCCGCAAACAGCACTTGGAGTAGCCGATTCAGATACAACCGCTTATGCTAGTTCAATATCTGTTACGGCAATAGCTTCAGATGTTCTTAGGTTACGAAACATAGATGCTTCTGCTGGCTTTACATCCATTATTACAGAAGCTGGTTCTGGTAATCCTGGAATATCTAGGTTAATTACTGAAAAAGTAACAACCGATGAAACTAATTTTTATATTCAATTA